CAGTCCCGCCCACCTGTACCTTCCCTGCCGTGGCGTCACTCGCGACCGCGAGCGTACTGTCGAACTTTACCGCGCCATCGGCCACCCAGAGCGCGTAGTTGTTCGTGGCTTCGCTTGGAGCGGCCTCGATCTTGAGCGAGGAAGCGTTGGTGATGCTAGATCCTGCACCCTTGGTGATATTTGGGTCTGCGATCAATACATTGACAACATCCGTTATGGTTTCTGCTGTAGCGTGTGTCGTGACCTTGCCTTGACAATAAAGGGCCGTCTGAAGCGTAGTGTCACCGCTTGCGCCAGTGGTGAGGTTGTTGAACCACCAGCCATGCGCCGTCGAACTCGCATGTGTGCTAGTTTTGCTGCCCCCCACATACATGAGCGCATTCTGAGCAGTCGCCCCAATCGCGTGGGGACCGGCGCTAGAGGTAACGAAAGTGCCCGTACTAGCGATGTCGCCAACACCGAGCGAGGTCAGGGTGCCGACCGAAGTTATGGCAGTCTGGGCCGCGACCGTGACGGTAGCCGCAGTGCCGGATGTGTTCCCGGTCACATCGCCCGTGATGTTGCCCGAAAATGTTCCTGTAATCGTGCCGCCGTCGATATTGGAACTGCCAACGTCGATGGCTCCGAATCCGCTGCTAATGGACCCGGCCCCTAACGCGCCGACTGAGGTGATCTGGGTCTGCGATGCCTCGACATTGAGCGTGACCGTGCCGGTAGTGCCACCTCCTGACAACCCGGTGCCAGCAGTTACGCCGGTGATGTCGCCAACGGTAGGAGCGGCCCAAGTCGGTACGCCACTAGCGAGCGTTAGCACTTCGGTGTCGGAGCCTTTCGCGAGCTTGGCAAGCGTGGTCGCACCGCTCGCATAGATCACATCCCCGGCGGCGTAGCTGGCGAGTCCCGTGCCGCCCTTATTCACGGCCACGGTCGTGCCAGACCAGACGCCTGTAGCTATGGTGCCGAGAGTGGTGATGCTCGTCTGGCCGACATAAGTCGATGCGATGGTCAGGGCGTCCGCGCTGACCGTAATCTTGTCGGCGGTCCCGATCACGTTAAGCGTCACATCGCCGGATGAGCCGCCACCCGTCATCCCGGTTCCAGCAGTCACAGCCGTGATATCGCCTGTTTCGGGCGTAGTCCAGGCGAGTGTACCGGAGCCGTCAGCAGCAGACAGCACTTGGTCGGTCGAGCCGACCGCTGCCGGCATCGTGAGCGTGTAGCTGGTAGTGACCGCTGCGGGCGCCTGGATCTTTACGGTATCGGTTCCAGCGCCTGTCTCCTGCACACTCATCGAGTTGAACTTGATGTCGCTCATAGTGACATCGGTGCCACTGATGCTGAACAAAGCATCGATGATGTCTACGACATTCTCGTTGAGCGTCGTGCCCCAGGTATCGGTGGACCCACCAACGGTGGGCTTGGTCATACTCAGATTGGTCGTTGGATTAGCCATTTTTTATCCTAGCACCCGTGAGCGCATTCGGAGGCCAGACGCGGTGTGGCGCTCGCGTTGTCCTTGCAAGCGCAAGTCGTTTAGCGCCTTGTCGAGCCTAGCCGCCCACATAGACAGCCGCTCGTCATTCTTCAAGTATGGTTCGGCCTCGACCAAGGTGCCGAACAGATAGATATCGGGGTGTGCCGCCAATAGCCAATTCGATGTCGCGCTATCGCTCAGTGCCGCTATGCGCGTGTAATAGACTATGGACGAGGTGTACGTCGAATCGGGCGAAGGCAAAACCTCCAACTGGTTGGTCGAGCCGCCAATCGTCGTGAAATAGTACGGCTTGCCTGTCGCGCTCATCACAATCCTGCGCTGTGATATCTCTTCCGGCGTCATGTACTCTAGCACGATGACGGGCGTGAGATCGAGCACGATCCTGACAATCTCAAGCGTATCAGACGGTAATGTCGTGTAGCGGCCCGCGATGGAAAACGAGTCGTCCTTGGAAATCATATCGGGCTGACGGATCACGCGGTTGAAATTAGCTTCCGCGAGTTCGATGAATTCTGGGATGCGCGAGGTCAGATCAGTGCGGTCGAGCCAGTTAGCGGTGGCCGTCTGGAGTTCTGCGTAGGTCGTAATCGCCACCTAAAGCCTCCCTGGCCTCGTTCTGAACAACCTGTTGTCCTTATCGTTCAGCCACTTATCGAATGCTTTCTTGTCTTTGAAATTATTGGTGACTTTCGCCAACTCGCAGACGATGCTCAGGGGTACGCAAGCAGCCTTCTTCCATATTTCATGTGATGGCCGTAGCGGATTACCCCATCGGGCATTCTCATCGACCTGATTGAAAAGTGCCTTGTTGTGTTCCACGATGGCCGTAACGTCTTGCTGGGTTTCTAGCCCGATATCGCCCGTGACATCATCGTAATGAAACCACTGCGTGATACCCGTAGCCGGATCGTAGTCCAGCACTCGTTTCATCGACATGATGGTACCTACTAGGGGGCAGGGGCCGAGGCCCCCACCCCACCAGCAGGACTACGCCGAAGTAATTCCGGCAACCACACCATGAGCAGCTTCGTTGTTGACTTGAAGCCCCCACTCGGTGAGCGCCATCCGCTTGTCGGCGTCACCCGTCCTCGCAAGCGACTCAATGCTGTAAGGCCGCAAGGAAGCAAGTTTCACCTCATCCGGATCGATCAAGAACGCCCAGTTGTTCATCAGCGTTCCGGCGCCTTCGTCGATCACTGATGTGAAGAACCGATTCGGTACAACGGACAGATTACCAAAATCGCTGACGTATATGTCGGCGGCTCCGATAATCACTGACGGCTCCGCGCCGTCCACGTTGTACCGGCTCGAAGCGATACCACTGAAGGCGCTGACGGAGGTCTTGTTGAACGGCCCAACCATCAGCATCGACGGCTCGCCGCCATTCTCGTAGCACGACTGCATGGTGCTTTTCAACATTGCTTCTGTGAACGCTACGGGAATGTCGAAAGACTTCCACACCTGTGCCGCACCTGTCGGAGTTGAACCCGAATAGCTGGGCTTGGTCGCGGCGTTTTCAACAACATTGCTTTTCAGCCAGCCAGGGAACCCAGCAGTGACGCGGGCTGTCGCTGTCGCGCCAACAACCGCACCAACGCCATTCAGCAGCGCAGCCACCTCGACGTTGCGCTTGAGTTCCTTCGCAGCTTTCGCCGCCTGGTAGCCGACCTCCGAGGCGCGGCCAGCCTTGTTCACTTTCTGCTCGGTGCCAGAGATGATGAAATCCGCCATGTTGATCTGGCAGTAGTTCCCCAGCCGAACGGTTGGTGTGATTGCCGTAAATGCCGACAGATCCTGGCCCTCAACGACCGGCGTACCACTAGCGGTCGCGAGTGAATCCGTCTGCCACTCGAAATAGGTGTTATCTGCGTCCCTGCTACCGATATTGCTCTGGAAAGGCGTAGTCGTCGGGCTGATATCAGAGATCAGATCACTGAGATCCTCCCGAATGCCTATCGCATCGTAGGTAGTGAACGTGTCAGCGATTACCGCCATTGCTTGTCTCCGGTTATTTCGTAAGGATTTCCGCGAATAGAGCCGCAGCGTCATCGACCTTACCGGTCTGTTTCAGCTTGGCTCGCGCCGCTTTCGCCTTACGGGAGCGCACCCGGCGGGATGTCTCTTGATTCCCGCCTTTCACGCTGCCGATTTTTGATTTGGCCGCTGTGATCTTATCGCCATTCGTGAGTTCGTTATAGCGCATTGCGTCGCGTAACACGATCAATGCCCTATGGTCGGAGAGCCCATCAAGTTCAGCATCACTGAACCCTATCCCCTTACCGAACTCCACCAGCTTGCGCTGTTCATTGGCTTGAAGATCGCCATCAGCCCACTCAGGAATTTTCTCCAACACCAGCGTTCGCTCGACCGACAGACGCTCTTGCCGTTTCTGGTTGTTGTCGGCAGCAAGAATCTCCGACATTCGCGCTTGTTCGACCTGCACCGCCTGTATCTCACTGGACCTCTGTCGCTCCAATTCCTTGAGCTTCAGCCACTGGACCGGGTCCTCTCGTTCGAGGGCGTCCCAATCCAGATTCGCCGGTTGGTTGGCGGCCTGCATCTGCTGATGAAGCTGGCTTAGTACCTCATGGTATTGCTGGTACGTTTGCCTTAGAGCTTGCCGCTCCGGGTCCAACGCCTGTAACTGCTGCTCCAGGCCCTCCCGTTGACTCGCAAGCTCCTGCTGCCGTTGCGTGTATGTCGCCTTGCGCTGGTATCCGCTGATGAGTTCGTCCAGCGGCACCTCTGATGTCTTACCGTCGATAGTGACGGCATACAGAGGCGCATCGCTCTCCGAGAATTCATCCGGTTCGACAGCATCCGGCTCATCCACCACCGAGTCATCGGCTAACTCGGCATCCTGTTGTGCTACATCCGAAGAATCCGTTGAGGGTAGCTCTTCTTTGGAAGAATCCTCTTCGGGTAGCTCTTCGGGTCCGGTAAGCATCTGGGTAAACAGGTCCTCAATTTCACCCATAGGGCGTGGGCCAGCTTGTTTCGTACCGGCCTCGCTCATCACTCCCTTCCTTTCTTGGTTCCTTCGCGTGATCGGTCTACTGTCCAATCCGCGACGAATCTTCGCAACCCACGCAGCATCTCGTCAAGAGCACGGCCCTGATAGTAGAGGTTCTCGCGTGCATTCATCTGGTCGAAGCCGGTCAGACTCCACTGTGTCAGAATGTCCGTCCGGGCAGTTTCGATCATCTCGACGAACACCGGGTCGTCAAGGATCTCCTGGCCCCTGCGTGCCTTGTATTCGACAGTCAGCTCTATCACAACCCCTCCTTCAAACTCGCCTTGATAAGCTCAAGATCGACATCATCCCCAAATTTCGATTCTGCCTGGAACTCGCGTATAGCCAGATCACCCGCGATTCTGGCACTTTCACGCTCGTCCAACTGCTGCTGTTTCATCGCAGCCAGTTGCAATTTCTGTTGCTCTGTCTGGGCGCGAGCCTGGATATCGGCCATCTGCGCCTGGAGCAGCATCTCTTCCGGTGACGGTTTGGGCGGCTCCTGCGGCGGCGGCGGCTCATAATCGAGCGGCAGCGGCTTGAAGAACTGGCTGGAATCGGGATAACCGCTGATCTCTAGCATCTTCGCGAGAGTGTTCCTGATCTGGCCCAACCCGACCAGCGGGTTGTTCGGCCCGAGTTTCTCCAACGCTTCCTGCTGGCGTATCGCGACCTGATTCAGCACAGCCAACCGTTCGTCGATAGTGCCCACGCCCAACCCGACACTCACGCTGCAATCCATAGTCGAATCCCAGACACGCGGATCGATGGGCACCCACTCGTCGCGCAACCGAACCACGCGCTCGCGATCTTGGTGTGTGATAACGAGCTTGAGTACGCCCTTGAACATTCTCTTGAAGCTATCGGCGAACAACCGCGCCATCATCTCCAGATGCTGTTCGGCACCCTTTATCGTGGCGGTCACAGCAGCCCGAGTGGTCGATTGCAGAACATCGGGGTCCAAACCCTGCGATGCGGCTGTCTGGCCGGTACGCGCTTCTTTCATGCTGTCCAGATACTGGATCATCGGGAAGGCGTCTTTACCCAGGAACGGCACATCCAACTGCTGCACCATATTGGGCTGCCGCATTCTGATGATCGAACCAACCTCTGGGTTCATCACATCATCGATATTGACCATAC